AATCGTATGTTGACGAACCAAAAGCAGGGGCCATCTCATCACCCATTTGTAAAGGTTTAGTTTTTTTTAAAACTACTGGAGGATTTCTTAATTCTTGTTTAACTAAATCCTTAGCCTGTTGTTGTGAAGGTTGAGGAGTATAGGTTATTTGTTTTGTCTGTTGTCCGGTGGTCGGTGTTGCTGAAGGTTTTTTAGCCTTAAGTAATTCCTTCCCCAGGTTTAATAAACTCCTAAGGGACATGGTCCCTCCTATGTAATTTTAGTAGCTTTTTTTCTACCGAGTTTGCAACCACGAGCCATAACCATTACGCCTTTTTTGTAACCCATAGGTTTTTGCATCATGCCGCCGACATTAAGAAAAGTTTTTGAAGCGTCTCTTCTAGAAGAGGAGACTATTTCATTAGTTCTAAATAAAGGAGATTTTCTAAATTTTTTTTCTAAATTTGCTTTTATAGTTGGTGAAGCCCCCTTATAATTTTTTTGAAGTCTCTCTGCTTTATCAAATTGAGTATCTAGTTCTTTTGTATAAGTTTTGTATTGTGTCTGTCCTAAACTTAATTTATTTTTCTTTTGCCTAGCAGCTGCTTGACCTCTAGTAGGTGATTTTCTTTGTAAATCTTTTTTTCCTGTTGATGCTTTACCAGCTCCTCCAAGAGTATAACCCATAGGTTTGTTCATCATACCACCACCCATTTTTTTATTTTTCTTTTCTTTAATTTTGTCGATTAATTTTTTTGCTCCTACTGCTGTTGCAGCTAATGCTGCTCCCACAGCACCTACTCTTCCAGCTTTACCAACAAGAGATTTAGAAGCTGATTTTATTCCTTTTTTAATTTTAGAATTTGGTTTAACACCAGCAATTGTTGCAACTCTACCTTTGTGTTGAGGACCTTCAAATGGTTTTGAATACCCTGAGAAAGTGTTGCTTTTTCCTTTTTCTGCAAGAACACCTGTTCCTCTTTTAGCTTTCATAACTTTACCGGGTTTTACTTTCTCATCTTGTAAACCCATGCCTCTGCCTTTTGCTTTTTCTGCTCTAAGCACAGCGAAATCTTTTTCATCAATTTTATTTGGTGGTGGAGCTTTTGCAGCTATCTTTTTTTGTTTTGGACTCATAAAATCTCCTAATAATATTTATACTCTTTTTCAAGTTTCATGGATGGTTCGTCCCAATCATCAGAATAGGTACTTACAAATCCACCTTGCCGATATCTTAACACAGCTTGGGTCATGGAATCAACATAGTCATCGTATTGTCCATTAGGAAATGCAGCACATTCTTCAATTACCTCCTGTGCCCAGTGTTCGTCTGTAGGTGCATATACCATACCAGACTCAAATACAGGTGCACAGCTATTTATTCGTGTATGCTTATCTCTACCTCTTGCAGGTACAAAATCAATCACAGGTATACCTGCTCTTCTTAATTCGTGTATTAATGGTTGACCACTGGCTTTTGCCTCGATGATAACAGTTTCAGGTTCCCAGTAATGATATTGTTCTAAAGCTACATTTTTTAAATCTGGAAAATCATATCTTCCTTTCATAGCATCTAATAATATAATTGCTTTTTCATAACCCTCTACAGGTTCAAATACTCCCCAGGTAGTAATAGCAGAATAGTCTGCAGTTTCTTTTTTTGAAAATGCAGTATCATAGGATTGTATTACATGAAGCAGTTTAGGAAGTTTTTCATCTTCATAGTTCTGCCACCAATCCCTTTTTATAATTGCACCCTCTTCTGAAGTTGGGTCCTGCATATATTGGGCATTCCAATTTTTTGTCGAGATTGATGCTTTAACACCATCGAGATCTTCTTTACTCCAATACTCAGGCCACACAGGTTTATCATTTGGCATAATTGCAGGGAAAGAAATTACATCCCACTGATCTGCTTTTATTTCTGATTGAGCCTTCACCAGGCGTCCTGTTAAATCGTCAGTAGCCCAACGAGTCATGACTACAAGAATACGGCCACCGGGTTGTAAACGTTGTCTGGGTCCTGAACTGTACCATTCGTAAGCACGTTCCATAGCTGTATCGGACAATGAATCTTGTTCCGTATGTGGGTCATCGATAATAAGTAAGTCCGCCCCTCGTCCTGTGATAGAACCGCCAACACCCGCTGCAAAATATTCCCCACCATGATTGGTCTCCCAACGTCCTTTTGCTTTACTATCTTCTCGAAGTGTAACACTTCCAAATATCTCTTTATACTCCTTAGTGTTCATTAGGTTACGAACCTTAGAACCAAACCTAGAAGCAAGTTCAGCATTATGTGATACCTGCATTATTTTTTTCTTTGGATACTTTCCAATATACCAAGCGGGAAATAAATAAGATGCAAATTCTGATTTAGTATGTCGTGGAGGCATGTTGATTATGAGCCTCTTTGCATCACCATCTGCAATTTCTTGAAAAGATTCTGCAATAATTTGATGGTGCCCGTACTTCTTTGGGTCCTTTGTTTTACGATAAATAAAATCTTGCCAAACAGATTCAGCAAATACCAAAAAATTATCCTGGCATAACTTGATCCACTCTAATTGTTTTTTAAGAATAATATCTTTTAATTCTTCTTCAGTGAGGTTCTCTATTTTCATCTCGTTTGGGACCCTAGTATATTTGTATATCTTGCTTTGTAAACCCTGTCGTTAATAAAAACCTAGCCCTACAACGCGAAATCCTGACTGTAAAATTTTAAAAGTAGTTTTGTAATTGGTATGATACTTTAATTGTAAGATAGATACACCAATCGCGTCATGTAAGACGCGATTGGTAAGTGTTAATTATTCGTTGTTATGTAGTGCCTGTACTAAAGTGCTAAACTTTTTTAATACATTCTCTTTAAACTCATCTACACATGGGTTGCCTACATTCTCTAAAATGTGCTTTTCACATTCACCCATTAACAGTTGAAACATAATCTCATAGTTCAACTGTTTCTTTTGTCCATTATCAATAACCATATCAGCTAAAGATGTTGGTGCATTAGAGTTTAACTTTTCACTTAATACATTGGCTATGTTTATCAAATCATTATTGGGCATTTGATACCTCACCAATAGCTTTGTACTCACAATAAGCAATTTGCTTTTGGTGTGAGTTCCATAAATCTAAATGACTTAATTTAAATTTATCTTTATCAAAAGACTTTCTAACTCTATTAATCTTTTGTAGTCCAAAACTATTTCCTTGTTCGTCTTGAACAATAATTAAGTTTTGATTTGTTCTATCAAATAGATTAACAATATGTTCTTTCATACTTTCTAACTCTTTGTTTAGTCTATTTGCTTTTAGCTTTAATGTAGCATAAGCAACAACAACTTTCTTTTCGTCTTGCTTTAGCTTTTTTATTGCATTTGGCATTTTTACCTCTTTGTTAAGTTATGTATTCTTATGAATACTCCATATCTATACATCTTATCAAATCTTATGCAATAGTTAATTTATCTTTTTTTTAAGGTCTTTAATAGGTATTCTCCTATTTCCCTCAATACTAATACTAACATCTTTTATATCTCCTATTGCTTTGGTTAAAAAATTTATGAANTCCTGCTGGTGTGCCTCACCAGATTTAATTTTAGGTTTAACTTTACTTTTACCTAACGAGGAACGAGACGAGCCGACATTGTCGGCTCGTTTAATATCTTTCGGCATTACCAACTGCACCAATATTCAACGACCTTTTTATCGTTGATAGCTTGTTGGCAAAACTTTAGAAACTTTGTATCCTGCTCTTTGTAGTCTTTAACACTTTCTTCTTGAAACTGTTGTCCCCAGAAAAAACCATCTTCGGCTACATAATCAGCAAAACCTTTTTCTACCTGCTCTGCTAATTCATCAACAACTTCTTTAGTTAAATAACAGGGTGTTTCTTGGTCTCCATTAAAACCCAGATGGGCAAGGTGTCCTTCAATTTTTATTGAGGGATTTTGTTCTATCCATTTTCTTGCCATAAACTCCTGTAGTCTTGCGTGTTTTCTCCAAACGAAAACACCTGCATTATCAGAATATTCATCATCATTAAAATACTTTTCCCAATCAACATTCTGACCTTTTAGTACTGCGTGTTGGTCTAAACCCATATCTTCTCCTTTGTTTAAGTTTAAACTACTGTCTTATCGTATCTTATATATCTATGCAACTATTATCTTTTAGAATCATTCTAAACTAGAATCCAAAGTCCTTGACATCTGAAGTTCGGGTAGCCCCCAGATCCGTGTGGTTACGCCTGGCGAAGCTCATTGGCTTTTCTAGAACGAGACGACATCACAGTATTCCAACGAGCGAGAGCAGCAGGATCCCAGTGCCAGCTAAGGTTAAGCTTGGGAACATAAACAAAAGGCAGAGGTAAACGACAACGAACGTCATGTGGTAGCCCCAGCTTCGGATCCGTCCTGCTGCAGCTCCTGGGCCCTGACTTCGACAGCCCACCAAACGAGATCATTAACCAGTTGTGTTAACGAGGCGGGATCTTTAGTTACATGCTGAAGAAATTCACCTTTCTTTAATCCTGCTTCATCAGCCTGGTCCTGGACCAGCTGCCAGATTTCCTCCTGATGATGATCATGGAAGGCTGTGGTTTCTGCGTAATACGTGATACCAGCAACGCCGCCGGCGCAGCCGTGTTTCGCGATGTCTGATATTAAACCCAAATCTTGCTTCTCATACTCCACGAGGCATTCTTTGATGCTAGGCATTAGGTACCACTCTTGTAGTTCGTCAGTCATCCTTCACCTCCGAGTCCTTCCAGGTGTTACCGTTGGCAATGCAGCGTGCACCCGGGCCACCGGTCAGTGCGTAAGTTTTATTAGGTTCTGGTTTGTCTTTCTCGACATCGTCCTGTTCTTCTATGTCTAGATCGATTACTTCGTAATCAATCAAGTCTTCGTACTCCTTCGGGATGGTTACTTCCTGTACCACACCAGCTTCTACACGTATCTTAATTGTTTTCATAGCTCTCCTTTGTTTGTCTACATATAAGACCTGATGGGACAGCTGTCAACAACTTATTTTAATTTTCTTTTAATTATTTTTCCATCAGAGTCTTGCAACAGAATCCAGCTGCCTTGTGAATCAATATAATATCCGTGCACTTCAAGTTTCTTTTTCATAAACGACATTTCTCCTTTTCCTTACGATACGACATCGTGGGATAGCTGTCAACCACAAAGTTCCTGACGCTGCAGGGAGATCCCAGCTGTGTCTGCAGGGGGGCTCAGCCAGTTTTCTTAAACGAGAACGAGGTTTTTCCAGCAACGAGAACGAGGAATGGGAAGCGAAGGCTGTGTACGCTGGTTCTGCAGGGCCCATTCGGTGTCCTTTAAACGAGAACGAGCGAGGTTTGCAAACGAGAAACGAGATCCGTTACCTGGTCCCCAGGCCACTGAACAAAACAAAGAGGGAAAAGTTCAGTGGCCAGAGCACGAGGCGAGAGCTTCACGCTGCATCAGGCCTGGATCCCAGCTCCTGAAGGAGGTTACGCTGAACCAGTGGCCATTGTAACGGGAACGAGAACGAGGCAAACGGCACGAGGGAACGAGAATCCGTAAACACGGACACCGGTCTGTACAGTTTAAGAGACTTCTGCAAGAGGGTCTCTTTCAAGATAATAACTTTGCCTCCAGCCATTATATATTTATTAATCCAAACAATCTGCCACTTATTTAGCTTAGGATAACTTAATGAATCTGATTTAAGTTCAATCCAAAATATTTGTCCTCCACCAACAGCATGTATATCAGGAATACCGTTAATTGTGCTAGATTCTACGCGAGTTAAGAAGCAATCAGTCAGTCCTTTCTTAACCTTTTGCCATAGTCTTGTTTCTCCATTTTTATTAGACATGATTAAGTAAGTTTTTTAATTTCCTTAATAACTGAATTAGGTATTAATGTAGTATTACCTATTGTTTCAATTTCTGTTTTATTATCGTTATATGAGTAATCTCCAAAAATTCTAGTCACACCTTTTGCTTGACTTANAAGATGACCTTTGGTGATGCAGGTNGCCAGCTTTGCTTTCTTTACATCAGAAAAACTACTCCAACTACTATCCGAGACGATGTCAAACCACTCTACAGAAACCATTGGATACTTATCTATTTCAGATTTAGTTTTTTTTGGTACAGCTATTTTTTTTCTAGTCATCAATCATTACCTTTATTTTACCAACAGATGTAGTAATTGTAGAGTTATGTACTTGGTTAAATGCATCTAACCAATCAGCCCAACTAGCTTTTTTCAATTGTTGTAACGTCTTTGGACTCAACCTCAATCGTCTTGGCATTGTAGCCATCGATTTTGTTTGATAGTTCCTCAAGCTTTTTTTCAAGTTGCTCACGTGACATACCCTCCAAACCACTAACAGTTACTTCTTTACGATCAACATAAGCTCCAGCCAATTGACCAGATCTATACTCAGCGTTAATAGCAGCAGCGAATTGTTTTTCTTTCTCTGCTTTGTCAGCAATTCTTTCTAACCTTTTATATCTTCTAAGGTTGTCACTTTCATATTTCTTTTTTTCAAGATCAAACAGTTTGTCAAAATAGTTTGCAATGTGTGGACTATGTTTTCTAGATAACATTCTAGATGCAACAGAGCCATAATCTTTTTCGTTAGTACATACATAACCTGCACGTTTTAAAGCTTCAGCTTGTGTAATAGAACCCCAATCTTTAACATATATCTCAACAAACATTTTTTGTTTTGGAGTTAAATCTAACTCAGTTCTCAATGATTTCTTTTTTAATCCACCAGGCATTATTTTCTACCTTTAGGTTTTTTAATTTTACTCTTAATAAAATATTTAATATCACTNTTNGCAGCATCTCTTGATTGTGCCTTAATATTCTTACTTGGTTGTGCTTCCATCATTTGCTTAATAGTTTTACCACCACCTCTATAATAGGATTTGGCAGCTTTCAACACCTCTTTACCAACAGCATTCATTAATAGAAATTTCTTATACATAATTTTCTACTATATAGATATTTCAGAGTAATAACCACATCTATACAACCAACTGTTTGCGTTCCCGCAAGAGTGGTGTATCCCAGATACACCATAGATACACCATAGATACACCATTAAAATTGATTAAAACCATTGGTATTATTGACTAATAGTACTTTAGATACACCAGATACACCTCTTTTACCCCCTGAGCACTTTATTTTTTTAATTAGTCTAGATAATCTATATAATAGAATTTTCCCTGATCCGGTTTCCGTTGTCCATTTGCCATTATTCTGCTATAATTCACCTGTGCTCCTGGGTTTCTATAACTTTAGCTCTCTTGATCACTCAGGAGCTATCTTTTCTTATTCTCTTTCAAAATTAAGTTCTTAATATATCTTCTATCTTCTTTAGTCTGGGCACTCCTATACTTCCT